GCTGAAACCGTAGTTCGAGCACAAAAGTTTGCTCGGATTATTGCTAATGGTGGCAGAAGATCGGACTGTGTTCGTTTTGCGTCCGAGAACTGGGGGGTTGGAGAAAGAGCCGTAGATAAGTATTTACAGATAGCTAGGGAGCAACTGAAGGCCGATTGGGACATAGAACGGCCTCAGATGGTGGCAGATTTATTAAGCCAATGCAGCACCTTGCAGATGGAAGCCAGAAGGGCGGGGCAATATCACATTGCACTTGGGGCAATTAATACAGCAGCTAAATTAGCTTCTCTTTGTTCGTGAGTATTCTTGCCGAAGTAGAGAAAGGACATATCCTCCATCAAGTTGGATCGTTTGGATTACCAACAGCTCAAGAGGCAATCACAAAAATATATGAGGGTCTTTTACCTCATCAAAAATTATTTTGTGATGATATTTCTCACCGCAAACTGGCGTTAGTGTGTGGCTTTGGAGCTGGTAAAACTCACGCTTTAGTTTCTAAAGCTTGCATCTTGGCAGCAAAAAATATTGGTTTTGTTAGTGCTGTCTTTGAACCAACTTCTCCAATGCTCAGAGATATTTTGATTCGTTCTTTTAATGAGCTTCTAGAACAGTGGAAAATACCTTATGAGTTTCGAGTGTCGCCTTTGCCTGAATACAAATTACTTTTTGAAGAAGGAAATCATACGATTTTGCTTAGAACAATTTTGACTTATCAGCGTTTAAGAGGTCAGAACTTATGTGCTGTTGGCTTTGATGAAGCAGATACCGTTGGACAGTATGACGCAGAGCAAGCACAAACAATGGCACTTGCCAGATTGAGGTCAGGCAATGTTCAGCAGTTTTATGTTTCTACTACTCCAGAAGGATATGGATATTGCTTTAAAACTTTTGAAAAGGAAGCAAAACCTGATACTGCTTTAATCCGTGGAAGAACAATGGATAATCCATTCCTTCCAGAAGGCTTTATTGATTCGTTAAAAGAGAATTATCCACCTCAATTAATAGCCGCTTATCTTGAAGGGCAATTTACAAATCTAACAACAGGACAAGTCTATGATCGTTTCTCAAGAGACATTCATGTAAAAGATAAATTGCCTAATTATGAAGATGAAGTTTTGCGTTGTGGTATTGATTTCAACATCCAGAATACAAATTGCGTCATAGCGGTGCGGGACGGAAACAAGCTCGTCATAATTGATGAAATTGTGAAAGCTCACGACACTGACGCATTAGCGAAAGAGTTGGTTAGACGCTATCCAAGAAGAAAAATTCTTGTCTATCCAGACGCATCAGGAGGGAACCGTTCAACAAATGCAACACGCACCGATATATCCATACTCGAAAGTTATGGGTTCACGAATCAAAGCCCCAAATCGAATCCAGCAATCAAAGATAGAGTCTCGTCTGTTCAAGCTCTTTTATGTAACGGCAAAGGAGAATCAAGGTTGGAGATTAGCTCCAGTTGCAGAGCCTTAATTGAGACTCTTGAGTTACAATCATGGGATGAGAAAACGGGTGATCCCGACAAGCAAAATGGGTATGACCACATGAATGATGCACTTGGTTATGTTATCTGGAGAGAGTTCAATCCTTTATATGCTCGATCAGGAAGAGGAACGGGTATTAGAATTTATTAGCTTTTATCTATAAACTGTTTACATAGTGTCGAGGTTTAATCGTGTATAGCGGCTATCAGCATTACAACCGAGAAAAAGCCGCCGCAGGTGTGACGGTTGAAGATCCTTCTTTTGCTTGGCGGAATATGGAACCGCATTGGATCTTAAGTGAAGATTTACAAAGCGGAACTTTTGGCATTAGGAAAAAGCACAGGAGATATTTACCGCAAGAACCAAGGGAGTTAGATGAGCAATATGACAATCGTTTAGCTCGTTCTGTTGTCCCTCCATATCTGCAACGCATTGAGAAAATGTTGGGTGGAATGTTAGTTAGAAAGCCTGTTCGATTGAATGATGTTGGTGATGTCATAAGAGAGCAGTTATTTGATGTTGATCTACAAGGAAACGATCTAAATGTATGGACTTATGAAACAGCACGATTAGCAGTTAGATATGGACACGTTGGTGTTTTAGTTGATGCTCCAGCAGCAGGACAAAAAGGCCGTCCATATTGGGTGACTTATACCCCTAGAGAAATTCTTGGTTGGAGGACAGAAATTATTGATGGGATGCAGAAATTTACACAGCTTAGGCTGTTAGAAAAAGTATTTGAAGCAGATGGTGATTATGGAGAGAAAGAAGTTGAGCAGGTAAGGGTATTAACGCCAGGAGCTTTTGAGATCCACCGCAAAAATGAAAAGAGTGGTGAATATACGTTGCATGAAGAAGGAACAACATCATTAACAGATATTCCTTTTTCTGTTGCTTATGCAAACAGGGTGAACTTTATGGAGTCACGCCCACCGATGGAGGACATAGCGGAATTAAATTTAAAGGCATATCAAATTCAATCTGATTTAGATAATCAGCTTCATATCAGTGCTGTTCCGATGTTGGCCTTTTTTGGCTTTCCTCAATCAAGTGAAGAAGTAAGTGCTGGACCAGGAGAAGCAATTGCCTTTCCTGCTGAAGGTAAGGCTGAATATATTGAGCCAGATGGAAAAAGTTTTAATGCACAATTTGAGCGTTTAGACCGCCTTGAAAAGCAAATAAATAATCTGGGTTTAGCGGCTGTGTTAGGACAAAAATTATCCGCAGAAACAGCAGAGTCAAAACGAATAGACCGATCTCAAGGAGACTCAACAATGATGGTCGTTGCACAGCAGATGCAGGATATGATTGATAACTGTCTTCTTTATCATGCGAATTATTTAGGAAGCAACGAAGCTGGAAGTAGTTTTGTAAATCGTGATTTCTTAGCAGCTCGTCTTGATCCGCAAGAGATAGGAAGTTTGCTTCAGTTATATACTGCTGGAACGATCACGCAAGAAACTTTATTGAAGCAGTTAGAAGAAGGGGAGGTGTTAGGAGATGAATTTGATATAGAGCAAGAGTTGGAATCGACTCAGATGGGCGGTTTAATTGATATGGAACAACCGCAAGAAGAAGTGACAGAAGAAGAAGTAATAGAAGAAGATGAATAATGACGAAAGAAGGTACTCCTGCTGTTCTATTCAGGAACTCAATTGATTTAAACCGTTTTAGTAATGGTGTCTCTAGGAAAATTGTTCAATCAAATATTGATGTCATTATTCGTGCAGCAAAACAACTTTCTAAAATTGATCCTTCTAGGCCGCCTTCTTATAAAACTGCAAGATTAAGATCATTAATTAAGCAAACGAAAGAATCCTTATCAACGTGGGAAAAGGAAAGCGTTGATGTAATGATTCGAGAGTTAGAAGGTTTAGCAGGAGTACAAGCTGGTTTTGTAGAAAACCAAATAGCACAAGCATTACCTAATGGAGTATTAAAAACTGATTTAAACCCGTTAGGGTATAGCGTTCAGACTGTTGCAGTTAGTCCTAGTTTTGCAAAAGCCGTTGTAACAAAAGATCCAAGTGTTTTAAGCCTTAAATCAACAGGAACATTTGATTTAACAGCAGCACAGGGGGCAGAAGTTTTATTGCCTAATGGTGAAACTGTTCAAAAAGCTTTTAGAGGATTAGCAAGCCGTCAAGCAACACAGTTTAATCAAGTTGTTAGAACAGGTCTTTTATCTGGAGAAACAACAGAATCAATCGTTAGTCAATTAATAGGAAATTTGCAATTTGGACAAGGAGCAAAAACAAATCAACAATATTTATTGGCAGGAAAAGAAGTTTTAAATATGGCTTCTCATCAAATCAGAACAGTCGTAAGAACAAGTATTAATCAGGTATCTAATGCAGCGAGTCAACAGGTTTATAAGGCAAACGAAGATATAACAGAAAAATATAAATACGTTTCGACTTTAGACAGTAGAACTACAGCTCTTTGTGCGTCATTAGATGGAAAAGAGTTTGAGTATGGAAAAGGGCCAGAACCGCCACAGCATTTTAATTGCAGATCAACGACTGTTGCTGTGATTGATTATGACGCATTAAAGAAGATGGGATGGGACTTTGATGTTCCTAAAGAGGGAAGAAGAGCTGCTGCTGGAGGAATGGTTCCAGCAAACGAAACTTATGGCAAATGGTTGTATGGACAAAGAAAAGCGGGTACTAAGTTCACCCCAGGAGCAAGGCAAATTGAAGCATTGGGGAAAGAAAAGGCTAAATATTTCAACCGATTAGCTGATAAATACGGTGCTGATAATGCGATTAAGAAATTCGTAAGAGAAGATGGTTCAGAAGTTAGTTTGTTCCAGTTAAAGAAAAGATATGGCAAGCCAGAGAGCATAACGGTCAAGAAGAAGACAGTAGTTCCAAAAGCTAAAACGGCCTCACCTTCTCCTGTCCAAAATAAATACATCAAAAAACTGGAGAAAATATCTGATGACTTTTTTGAAGGGGATTATGAATTAAATAAAGCAACATTTGAAGTTAACAAGTTCTCAGCTTCTCAAAAGATCAGAAATAGTAAAAGCTTGAATGTTGTTAACAAAGCAAAAACACAATTAAGAGAAGCAGAAGAGGCTTTGAAATATTTAGAAAAGCGAAAAGTGGCAATAAAAGAACGCTGGTGGAAAGAAAATTTACCTTCAACTCCTAAAAGTTCACCTTTGAAAAAGTTGAAAAAAAAGGAAATGGTAGAGAGTCTTGAAAGGTATGAAAAGAAATTGCTTTCAAGAGAAAAAGCGTTGAATCCAAAAGATCCTTTATATCAAGAAAAATTGGAGACGATAAGAGATCAACAATTTGACATCGACCAAATGAAAAAACGAACAAAAGCTGGTTTACCTTCTAATGATTACGAGAACACAACTCCTTTAGGATACATATATGATCGTCAAGGTTTTAATAGCAGACCTAGAAGGGTTCAAACTTTTAAAGAGTTGCAAAGTTCTAAAGAAGTCTTAAAAGGAGCTGACGGTAAGAATCTGATTCTTTACAGGGGTGTTACAGATAAAGAGTTTGCATTGCAATTTAAAGGTATAGGAAAAGATGGTGTTCAACATTTTCCAGGTAGCGGTATCTACGGCAATGGAACCTATGCTGCAAGTAGGAATTTTCATGCGACTGGAAAAGAAGTCATTAAGCAATCAAAGAGAGCAAGAGCAACAGCAGAAGCTTATTCCTCTAGTATCTCAGGAGCCTTTGGAGAAATTCAGGAAAACCTTTCCTTGTCACAAAAAAAAGAAAGGGTTACAGCTTTTGGTTTTAAAAAAGACGCAAAGATTATTAAGTGGCAAAAGGGTTCTGACGTGATGGAAGGAACAGATAGGAAATGGTTAGAATGGCAGGAAATGATTCACTCAAAAGCGGAAGAGGCAACGGGTTTAACATTTAATTCTGTTGGAGAAGCGGCAAGTGCTTTAGGAATAGATGCTTATCAAGTCCCCAATGCTGGTGGAATTACAGGCTTGAACGAGGACTATTGGGTTATATTGAACAGAGGAGCTTTGATTATGGCAGATGAGGCAGGGTATTAAATGAACATAAACAACCCTAGCGTTAGCCGTGAATTGGCCTTTTTGATGAACATCAAAAGACTTTCTCCTCTGCAAAAAACACAATTTATTACAGCAGCACGAAAGGCAAAAAATATGGAAAACTTTAAAAAGAACTTTGAGGATGGTGTTATATATGATGAAACGGTATTACCACTTTTTAAGGAGTAATGGCAAAAAAGAAAAAGAAGGGCAAAGGCAAGAAGAAGGGTTATTGTTAGACTGCCTTAACAGCCTTATGGGTTTTTATGTCTGAAGAAAAGAATCAGGAGCCTATGGCTACTGACGCTCCTATGGAGAATCAAGAAAATGAAAAGCTTAAAAGAGAAATTGAAAGCTTACAAAAGAAAAATTATGAGCTAATTGGAAAGATGCAAAAAAAGGAACTAATGGAAGTTCCTGATGACTACAAAGAACTTGTTGAATTTAAACGTAATGCTGAACAAGCTGAACTTGAGAAACAAGGAAAGTACACCGAAGCAAGAACAAAGCTTGAGGAACAATTCAGAGAACGATCAGCCGAAAAGGATAAAAAAATTACAGAACTTGAAACAAAATTGCGAGAGCTGGAACTTGTTTCCCCCGCCGTACAAGCCTTGGCGGAAGTAGTCCATGATCCTAGTTTGGTGTTAAATAACTTCTTACCAAAGGACAAAATTGAAGTTGATAATGGAACACCTGTTGTTGTTGATGGGTATGAAAGAACGCCTGTTAGTGAGTGGGCAAAAGGGAAGTTGCCTGATTACATTTTGAAGCAACCAAAGCCTCAAGGTGGTGGTGCTCCTACTGGTAGGGCTAGCGGAAGTGAAGTTCCTGCTGGCACTAAGAATCCATTTGCTGCTGAAAGTTTCAACATTACAGAACAAATGAGACTTTATAGAACAGACCGAGATTTATATGATCGTTTGAAAAATCAAGTTAAACGCTAATATAATTAGATAAGGCGGAGTTATGCCGAGCCGAATGGGTTATGCCCACATCGTAAAACCAATTTTTTAGGTAATTTTTATGGCCACCGTAAGGTCGGACGTAATCATTCCTGAGGTCTTTACGCCGTACGTTATTGAGCAGACAACTCAGCGTGATGCCTTTTTGGCAAGCGGTGTGGTTCAGCCAATGGCCGAGCTAAATGCAACCGAAGGTGGTGATTTCGTAAACGTACCCTTCTGGAAAGCAAACCTTTCTGGGGATTTTGAGGTACTAACAGATAGCAGTTCATTGACACCTGGAAAGATTCAGGCTGATAAGCAAATCGGCGTGATTCTTCATAGAGGTCGTGCTTTTGAATCAAGAGACTTAGCTGCTTTAGCTGCTGGTTCTGATCCAATGGCTGCTATCGGATCAAAGTTAGCTGCTTACATAGCAAACCAAAGACAGAAAGATTTACTTTCTGCGCTATCTGGAGTTTTTGGTTCTATCAATGCAAATGACAGCAACTCTGCTTTATTTGCTAACTGTATTGATTCAGAGAGTGGAGATACTCCAACAGGTTTAAGCCCTAAGCATGTTGCTAAGGCCAAGTCAATCCTTGGAGACGCAGGAGATCAGCTAACTGCTGTTTGTATGCACTCAAAGGTTTACTACGATTTAGTTGAGCGTAAGCTTGTTGATTATGTCGTAGCTGCTGACACAAATGCTGGCGCAACTGCATCAGGTGGTTCGATTGTTGCTGCTTACGGTAGTAATGGTTCTGTTCCTACCTATTGCGGCTTAAGAGTTATCGTTTCTGATGACGTAGCAACAACAGGTTCAGGTGCTTCTACTGAGTATTCAACTTACTTCTTCACTGCTGGAGCTGTAGCTTCTGGTGAACAGGCAGGTCTAACTACTGAGACAGATAGAGACATCCTTGCAAAGAGTGATGCTCTTTCATTAGATGCTCATTACTGCTATCACCCTGTTGGAACTAAGTGGGCAGTAACAACTGTTAACCCAACAAGAGCACAGCTTGAAACCGTAGCCAACTGGTCGAAGGTATACGAAACAAAGAATATTGGAATCGTGAGAGCGACCAATGTTTCTGCTCAGGATTAGAGGTAAATTATGACTTCTCAATTTGAGGTAACTGCTGGTAAGGGCATCGGCCCAACCACAGGTGGAACTGTTACTCAAGCGACTAACAAAACAACTGGAGTCACACTCAATACTGAGTCAGGCCAGATCACAATGAACAATGCTGCTCTTGGTGACGGAGCAGAAGCCACTTTCACAGTTACTAATGACCGTGTAGCTGCAACTGATGTTCCTTATGCCTGCCATGGGTCTGCTGGAACTGCTGGTGCATACACAGTCAATGTTTCTGCTGTAGCGGCTGGTTCTTTTAAAGTTACTGTTGGAAATGTTTCTGGCGGTTCTTTAAGCCAAGCGATTGTCATTAACTTCGTACTCTTAAAGGGTGCATCTAGCTAATGGGAATGTTCGCATTTAGGCGAATGAAGGAAAGGGAGGCTGCCGCACAGGTGGCCTCTA